TGAGGTCGCCGAAATCTCCTACTCCGTAACTCTTGTTGGTGCGGATGGAGAAGACAGGAATGACAACGCCGGCGCATTTCCAGTTGTTGATTTTCAACAGAGGCGACTTGTCCGTGCGGATCAAGGTGTGGTGAAGAGGCAGGTCGATGCGGTGTATGCGTCTGTTCTGTCCCTCTTCCCACTGGAGGATCTTTCCGTCCTTATCAAGAACCACATATTTGTATTCGAGGGCCTGGATGAGTTTGGACACATCAATATTGACTGCCCATTCCTGCAGGGCAACAAGATTCATCCTGACCGGTTTGTCCCAGTTGCCGAGTTGTGCTACATTGCCTACAATGCCCAAGAACTGGTCGGCTCCGAGATGCGGCTCAATCACCCTCAGTTGCAGTGTACGGCTGTAGTAGGGCATATCAGGGTTGATATCGTGGTGAGCCACACAGTCGGTGTAGGCAGACGAGAAGAGTGGCAACTCCTCGGGGATGGGTCGCCAGGAATCCTCTACATCGTAGTAGTTGGAAGTAGCATCAACGTAGATGACGTGTGGCGCCAGTTCCCATTCTGTCCAATAAAGACGGTCGTCGGTATAAAGTGCATACTTGTATTCAAAACTCTTCACATTCTTGGCAGCGAATGTGATTTCTCCGTCCCACTTGACACCATCGTATGTTTCGAGTGGACAGATTTTCTCTTTTCTGGTGCCATCAGCACCAACTACCGTAAGATGGACCCTGAGGTCTTCTCCCCATTTCGTTCGGTATTCGACATTAAAATGAATTTTCATAATTCGCTAAGTATTTTGGTTTTTAGCGAAATTATGAATTATTGGCCTCCTTTGACTTGTATTGTTTTTTATTTTTTTATTTTCAGTTGTGCAAACGATTGCGAAATCTTGGATTGAAAATCAGTACCTAATGATTATAGCGCTGATAAATCAGTTCAACTTTAGCAAGTGCGCCCTGAAGGGGGCAACCCTCTTATAGCCGGGGCATCGCCCTGGGTTAAACGATATTCTCAGGCCGACTTCTCACTTGCTAAAGTTCAATAAATCTGTTACTCATCTGCTTATGTGAGAGCCTATAGTTTCCAATATCCGCATATCGGTAAACTTTTTCTTATAAGGATCGAACTTCTGCATTTTTACAGCATTGGGACTTATACCTCGTGTCGGCCCTTGCTCTTTGCGGACAAAAGATAGTCTGTGCTGCCTTCGACAACAGTCTTTTCTAAGTGTATCACAATTATAGACAGCATTCAGCTGACGTAATGCAACCGTTCTATTTTTACGAATATCAAGGTTGTAGGGAATGATGAGGTTGTTACAGGCAAAATAGCGTAACTCGTTGATATTACGTCTATTTGCATTCATTTGCGCTTTTGACTTTCTTTCGGATTGGAAAGAATGTTGAGCCTGTTCCGTTACCTAAGTGTTACCTTGGTTACCGAGTTTGGTAACTGGTAACAGTTGGTGAAAACATGGAAGTCTGTACAAGAATTCCAACGACTCGGAAAAACATACATATTCTGGCATATTTTGCACGGCTGGGGACGCTCTGAGAATGTATAACTTTGCACCCAAAAACTCAGAAGCGTATGAAAGTAAGCAAATTCAAGGTGTTGCTCTACCTTAAAAAGAGCGGATTAGACAAGCAGGGCAAGGCTCCTATCATGGGACGCATCACCCTTAATAACTCAATGGCACAGTTCTCATGCAAATTGTCCTGTAATCCCAAGTTATGGAACTCTCGTTCTGGCAGACTGGATGGAAAGAGTAAAGAGGCGGTTGAGACGAATGCCATGATCGAGCGCATCCTACTGTCTGTCAATACCGCAGTGGACAATCTCACTAAGCGTAATGTGGACTTCACGGCTACGACGGTCAAGGATATGATGCAGGGCAGCGTCAACGGGCAGGTGACGCTTCTACAAGTGTTCGAAATCTTGCTTGAAGATACGAAGAACCGTGTAGGCATAGACAGGACGCCTGCCACCTATACCTGTATCAGACAGGTAAAGGATTCACTTGCAGAATTCATCCCTGCAACATATGGGGTCAGCGACATGGCTTTCGGGCAAATGACCAACCAGTTCATCAGTGACTATGAGCATTTCCTGATTGACGGACAAGGCAAAAAGGCTACTACTGCCCATAAGTATTTCACCTATCTGAAACTGGCTTGCCGCAGGGCATACAAGGACGGACTGACAGACAAGTACCTCTTTGCACGTTACAAGGAACCAACCATACCCAAGAAATCGCCACGAACCATAACTCCAGAGAACTTCCAGCGGATAGTCAGCCTGCAAATCCCATTGAATAAGCCTTCACTCATTATCGCACGTGACTTGTTGCTGATAGCCTGCTACACGGGTATGGCTTATATTGATGCCGTATCAGTCACACAAGATAACCTGTCATACGATGAGCAAGGAAGCCTGTGGCTGAAATACAAGCGCAAAAAGACAGGGGTACAGGCTGTCGTGAAACTGATACCAGAAGCCATTGAACTGTTCGACAAATATAAGGACGCTGGTCTGCCAACGCTGATGCCCCGCCAGAACTATGCCTTCCTATTGAAGAAATTGAAGAAGATAGCGGAAATGGCAGGTTGCACACAGTCAATCAGCCACCACATGGGAAGGCACTGCTATGCCTCTATCCTCACCTTATCCAATGACGTGCCAATAGATGTCATCAGCAAGATGCTTGGTCACACGAATGTGAGAATGACACAAGTCTATGCAATGGTGACACAGGACAAACTCTTTGAGGAAGCCGACAAGCTCATTGAAGCAACCTAGGACTTTGTACTGGTGCTCAATGCAAACAGCAAAGCAATCGTAAACAAGCAAAGACAATAAATAATAGCAATTATGAACAGAAGTACATTCAGACTGATGCCCTATATCAACAGGGCAAAAACAAGGGCAGACGGTACAACAGCCATCCTGCTCAGAATCACCATTGACGGCAAGAAGACCGTCATGACGACGGATTTCTGTTGTCGTCCCGAACTATGGGATGCTAAACAGGGCGAAATCATATCCCCTACAAAGGATGCCAATGCCTTTCGGGAGTTCATCAAGAAAGCAGAACAAACCTATCAGATGCTTCTCAACGAACAGGGCATTGTCAGTGCAGAATTGCTGAAAAGTCACCTCAACGGCACCATCCAACCAATACGCACACTGATGGAAATGGCTGCGGAAGAACTGGAGCGGGTCAAGGTTAAGAGTGCTTGCACGGCATCAAACGGCTCCATCAAATTGGCAAAGTTCAAGAACAAGTGCCTGAAAGAATACTTGATGAGCATTGACCGTGAGGACATGCCCCTTGCTGACGTAACCCTGCAATTAGGGAAAGACTACCACATCTATCTCAGACAGCGGAAGCACCTCTGCCCAGCGACTGCCAATGACTGTCTGGCATGGTTGAGCCGCCTTGTGTTTCTGGCTGTTGACAAGGAGATACTGCGCTCCAATCCGTTGGAGGACATCGAATATGAGAAAGTGAAGCGTAACGTGGAAATCCGCTATCTGACCCGTGAACAAGTAAAGATGTTGCTTGCCCATCCGTTCCAACAGCGACAGATGGAACTGGCACGACACATGTTGCTTTTTACAGTATTCACGGGACTGGCTTACGTTGACCTAACAAGACTTCGCCCAGAACACATCCAGACTGATGCCAAAGGCAGACGATTCATCCGCAAGTGTCGTCAAAAGACTGACGTTGAAACCTTTGTACCATTACATCCCATAGCAGAGCAGATTCTCGCACTTTACAACACGACGGATAATAGCAAGCCCGCGTTCCCCTTCCCACCATATGCCAATTACAGACTATACAAGGAGTTTGTGGCTATTGGTATTTTCCTCGGACTTGACCGCAATCTCTCGCATCACGATGCCCGCCACACGAATGCAACCTTGTTAGTCTCGGCTGGTGTGAATATGGAGAGTGTTTCCAAGATGATGGGACATTCCAGCATCAAGAGTACGCAGAAGTATGCACAGATTACGGTCAACCGTATCTCACAGGAAATTGACAAACTGATGGAGCGCAGAAAAAAGAAAGGACTCACAACAGAAGCTATCAACTAATAATGATTATGGCAACAACAAGCATTTTGATTCCCAAGGATGTCTTTGAACGAGGCATCATCAGAATGACTGAGGGCGGTATTATCACCATGCCTGACAAAGACGTGTGGATGACAGTGGACGAGATAGCAGACATGCTTTTTGCTTCATCAGCCACCGTGTTTCGCATGATACGCTCTTTATATAATAAAGGTATCGCACGCGAAGAATACACTCACAGATTTTTCCGTTTGTTCCCTTATCATCCGAACTGGAACATAGACGTGTATAACCTTGAAATGGTCATCCGCCTGGCATACACCATCGACAGCGACAATAGCCACAAGTTCCGTCAGTTCATTATGAACCGTCTGATGGGCAGAGCGATGTACGAGTATGTGTGTGTTACCATCCACATGGGTGATTACCCCAAAGATTGATAGTATAACGAAGAAAGGCCGCGAGTTTCCTACTTGGAATTCTCGCAGCCTTTTCCATCATAATAAGGTTTACTTCTGTGCTGACACATAGTTTCGTTGTAGGAGTTCTTCCAAATCCCGTTCGCGATAGAGTATCTTACCACAGAGCATCACGTATGGCAGCAGCCCTTTCTGCCGATACGTGAACAATGTATGCCTGCTGACTTTTAGAAATTCTGCCGCTTCTCGGTCGCAAATCCACCTGTCACCATTGAGCAAGGGGCGATAGTCCTTGAAAGTTTCCTTTGCCTTGTCAATTGCCTTGTCAATTTCACTGATGAAGTCAAGGATTTGCTCGTCCTCCACCATCATGCCACTTTTCCATTCTTCTTTTTCCATAGCCGTTGTTATTTTTTCATCATTACTTCCATCTTTTTGGCAATGTCCTCTGCCCGATGATATATCCTGCCCTCAATCTTGGTATAGGGCAATTCGCCTCGCTCCCGCATACTTTGTACCGAGCGTTTGCTGAGGTTGAGCATGGCACACACCTCGCTGGTATCGATCCATGTTCCAACGCCTTTGTTCTTCACCTGCTGTTCCTGACAATGCAAGACTCTCAGCAGTTCTTTCACTCGCTCCATCCACTTTGTGAATGTACTCTCGTTGATAATCACAATTATTTCCATTTGTCTTTGTTTTATTGATTGCTACTACTTGCTTTTACTAATTTCGGTTGCAAAGTTAGCCCAAGAAAGCATACCGATTTGCATACTATGTATATAGCTATACAAACTTTTTTCTAAAGAAATGAATAGTTGAATAGTTATATGAGTGAATAAGTATATACTTATACAATTATTCATTCATCCAATCATTTGGCTATTGAGACATCAATGTATTGATTCAACGATCTGTCAATTCAATAATTCGTCAAGGCATTGAAGTACCGAACCATCAAATCACTAATGCATTCAAATGTTGACAATTTAGCTTCTCAACGACTTGATATTACAGAGACCTGAAACTTTAGTGCTTCAAGTATTGGAAAAACTGATGATTTAGTGCATCCATGAACTCATGCATTCACGAAAACATGACCTCTGACGGCATTTGTCTGTAAAGTGGCTGCAAGTGGCGGTTGATGGCTATTGTCCAATCGAATTTGTCGAAGTATCTTTGCACCAACAAAAGGCACTAAAGCCGATGGCATGGACAAAAGGAAGACTCAAGTAAACAACATCCGCTTTAAGAGCGGATTATTATGTTCGCCAGAACATAGCAAGGTATGTTTTCTGCTGCACGAAACTCCGTTTGCAGCACAAAACTCCTTGCTCTGCCGAGGGCTGTGGCCGACCTCCGAAGTCGGTCTGCCTGTCCATACTTGCCGTAAGCATCAAGCGGTAATTATATGTCAAACCCAAAATAACAAAGATGAACAACAAGAAGAATAAAGGTGGGAGAAATCCCAAGTTAGACCCAGCAACAAACCGCTATTCAGTGAACTTCAGTAGTGAAGAAGATATGCGCTTTCTAAAGATGTTTGACCGTTCTGGCATGACAAGCAAGTCCGCATTCATCAAGGCGCGAATCTTTGGAGAGCCATTCCATGTGGTGACATTCGACAAAGGTCAGCATGATTATTATGCCAAGTTGAGCGACTTTCATGCTCAGTTTCGTATGGTTGGCAATAACTATAACCAAACGTTAAAGGAACTAAAGTGTCATTTTCAGAACGCAGGGCAATGGCACTTGTATGCAAGTTGGAGAAGTGTATGATACAATTGGTACAGATTATGCACAAAGTGAAAGATTTGACAGACAAATATCAGGAAAAGTCTGCAGAAAAGTGGGGAAAATAATATTAAAATGTGATTATTTGCTAAATATTTGGGCGTTGTGTGTGTTCTTTCAGAGAAAATGAGTAATTTTGTACCAAGAACAATAGAAATCCATTATGGACAAAGACATTAATCGCATCAAAGTCGTGCTAGCAGAGAAGAAACGAACCAATAAGTGGTTGGCAGAGCAGTTGGGGTGTGCGCCTACTACCGTATCAAAATGGTGTACTAATGACTGCCAGCCAACAATGGAAACATATCTAAGAATTGCAGACCTGCTTGATGTGGAACTAACAGAATTGGTAAGAACAAAGAAAAGTCAAACGAAACTCCCATCTTTTTGAGTTAGTGGGTAACTATAATACACTTAGTGGGTAACTCGGA